AGATAATGGCGAAACTGATCCTTTTATATTAGTTGAAACACTAGAGGCTTATGCTTCAGATGTTCATTACTTTGCTAAGGTAAAAGGTATCATTAAGAAAATGAGAGAAGATTATAAATTAAATCATATAGGGAATAATTAATGTTTTTAATTTTAATAACTTTTATAAGTGCAATATCTATTTCAGTAATAGCTGCTGGCTATTCTATTATAGGTTTAGCAACACTATTTGCTGGTGCAACACTACCTATTATTGCTATGGGTAGTGCATTAGAAGTAGGTAAATTGATTGCCGCCTCTTGGTTGTATCATAACTGGAAAAATCCTAGATTATCCTTTCTTATAAAATCTTATTTAACCACAGCAGTTGTTGTATTAATCTTTATTACATCTATGGGTATTTTTGGTTTCTTATCAAAAGCACACCTAGATCAAGTACAACCAGCTTCAGGCAATACTTTATTAATAACTCAATATGATAAACAAATAGAATTTCAAGATAAGATTATCATAAGAGCTCAAGGTACACTAGACCAATTAGATAAAGCGTTAGACAAATATATTGATATGGAGTATGTGACCAGAGGTCTAAAAGAGAGAAAAAAACAAGAAGAAGAAAGAAAAGAATTAAATAAAATTATAACAGACGCAAATGCTGAAATAATTAGATTGAACAATCTAAAATATGATATAGAAAAAGAACAACTAAAAATAGAGGCTGATGTAGGTCCTATTAAGTATATTGCAGAATTAATTTATGGCGATCAAGCAAAAGATATGTTTGATGAAGCTGTGCGATTAGTAATCATTATCTTAATATTTGTATTTGACCCATTAGCCGTGTTGTTATTGATAGCGGCTAATATATCATTAAGAACTAGACGAGAAGAGAATAAAGAAATAAAAGACATAGAAGATAAAAAACTAAATACTAGTCAAAGGTTAAGACGAGCTCAAGACGCATTGAGTCGTTTAAGAAGTAAAGAAAAAAAATATAAGTCCTTTTTTAATAAATTAGGCAAAAGAAACTTAACAAATAGAGACTATGAAGAGTTTTTTAAACAATATGGTACAAAAGAACTTACTCAATTAGGTCTTGATCCTGATGAGATTCGTTTAAAACTTGACCAAATAATGGAGTGGAATGACCAAAAGAATAATCCTACTAGTTAGTTTAATATTTCTATTTAATGGTTGTACAAAAACCGTTTGTTATACAGATAGAGATTGTTATAAAAAACTTGATTGGAACAATAAAGGTTTTACATTAGCAAGAACCATATTGACCCAAGGAGCCAATGCAGGTAAATAATACTTGCCAAATGATAGAAAGAGTGATATAGTGTATATTATGATTAAGACAATACCTACCAAAGAACTTCAAATAAGAAGAATCAAAAGATGTGAAGAAGCATGTAAAAGAGCAACTACAGATTGGTCTAAAAACTTTTGGTTTACAACTATGAAAAAATTATGTGAGAAATATGATGAGATGGACTATTTCAGAAAGGTAATACACTAATATGATTGCAAAATACTGGCGAATATTTTTTATATGTGCTATTGTAGCATTTTCATATATGTTTACCTTTTATATGGGTTATGTATTTGCAGTAGAAATATTTGAATTGTTTTGTTTAAAAACAGATTTATTGACGGAGAGTTTTTAATGAATATATTTTATTTAGATAAAGACCCTATAAAAGCTGCTGAAATGTCATGTGATAAACATGTTGTAAAGATGATATTAGAGTCTGCTCAACTATTATCAACTTGTCATAGGGTGCAAGACGGCCAAGAGTATTACGATAAAACTAAAAACGGTAGAAAAATTAAAAGATGGCGACACCCTAACCCTAATGTTGAAGCAACATTATACAAAGCAGGTTGGATCAAACACCCTAGTACAATATGGTTGTTTGAAAGTGCATATAATTATATTTGGTTATACAGACACTTTATGGCTTTAAATGAAGAATACAAAAAAAGATATAATCATACAGATGACCATGTTGCTGTACAAAAACTAGGTCAATTATTAAAGTTTCCCCCAAAGAATGCTCAGTATAATAAAATAGGTACAGACGCAACACCAGCTATGCCTGAACATTGTAAAATATCAGGTGATAGTGTAGCTAGTTATAGAAGATACTATATACTAGAGAAGAACAGATTTGCTACTTGGAAAAGTCCAGCAAAAACACCCGAATGGTATATTGAAGGAGTTAAAAATGCAGGAATATAATCGAAAAAATATGATCGAAGCAATAAAAGATCATGCTAAAGGGCATATTAAAAAGCATAGCATGAATGTTGAAATATATTTGAAAAATGCAGCCGGTATAGGTGAACATCCAGATGTATTAGACGCAGTTGAAAAAGAACTTGAAGTTATTGCTAAGTATGATGACCAATTAGATGTTATCAAAAAATATTTTGAACAGGATCCTCTTAAACCAAATACTGACTAATGAGAAATTGGTTTATTGAGACCGCTACTATCTTATTTGATGATAGTAAAAATGATTTAAGATCATTACCTAAAACGGTTAGATTACAATTATTATCAGTTTTATCGTTTATGTGGTCTACAGCATTTACATTATATTTTTTTGGTATGATAAGACCTGACATATGGGGTAGTTTAGTTATAGGACATATAGCAGTTATATTTGCTACATACTATACCTTTAAACAATTTCATAATGTAAGAGCAAACAAATATAGATTTGGTACTTATCATAGTTATAGTAGAGCAAGAGAGTATGTAATATACAGAGATAAATTTGGCATGCCTTATAAAGTAAAATTACCAAAAGGCGATCCAGGCGGAGAACATGAGTAATCAACCACAATTATTTGAAACTGAAGACCAATACGGTAACGATATAATACAAGGACCTAAACTTGTAAAAAAGAAGTTAACTACAAAAGAGGTGATGATTGATCCTAAAAATCCTACAAATGTAGGTCAAAGTTTTTGGAATCTAGGTAACCATACACTTGCCATTTGTTTTATATTGTGTATAGTATTTGTTGTTTATGCGAGTTATAAGTAATGCCTATTTACACTTTTGAAAATACAAAAACTGGTGAAGTATTTGATGATATGATGACTATATCAGAAAAAGAGACATATTTAAAACAAAATCCAAACATTAAACAGCTTATACATAAGATAAATATAGTTAGCGGTACTGGAGGGCTAAAGAATGACCAAGGTTGGAAAGAAATGCAAAGTAGGATTGCTGAAGCACATCCTTCGAGTCCTTTTGCTGACAGGCACGGCAAAAAGTCTATTAAAGAAATTAAGACAAAACAAGTTATAGAAAAACATAGAAAAAGAAAGAAAAGAAATGGCTAGAGATATACCAGATTATATGCGTGGGTTTGACCTTAACGAAGATTACGGTATTACAACCGTTTCTGAAAAACCAAAAGATGATAAACCCAGCATTGATCCTAAAACAATTGATAAACAAAGTATGGAGTTATCAAATGTTAAACAAGATGTAAAAGATATAAAATCCATGATGAATGAAATCATGCAGATTGCTGGAGAGAAAGAGACAATCACTAAAGAGATTAGTGATGAAGAAACTAAAAAGAGATTTAAAGATGTAGAAAAGGTGATATTACCACTACTTTATAATTTAAGTAAGAGTGATGAACCTTACATACATTGGCCTAACAGAGGTCCGATTATTAAGGCACAGATAGAGAAGATTCTAAAAATTACAAGGGGGTAATTTATGAACGCAAAAGACCATCACAAAGAGTTGAAGAAGAAAGTAAATGTACTAGAACAACAACGAAGAAATGACCGGTCTTCTACATTATGGACACAAATCAAAGAAATGAAAAAATTAAAACTTCAAGCAAAGGATAAATTAAATGAACATAGACAAGCTTAGAGAACAACTTAAAATTGACGAAGGCGTGAAATACGAGGTTTATAAAGATCACCTCGGATATCCAACTTTCGGAATTGGCCATTTGGTGGTCGAAGGTGATGAAGAACATGGTAAACCAGTTGGTACGCCAGTTTCAGAGGATAGAGTTAATGCTGTATTTGAATCAGATGTACAAAAGTTTGTATCTGAATCAAAAAAGGTATTTCCTAATCTAGACGATTTACCTGAAGAGGCTCAACAGGTCATAGTCAATATGTGCTTTAACATGGGAGCTCCTAGATTATCTAAATTCAAAAAATTTATAGCGGCAGTAAATGACGGTAACTGGTCAACAGCAGCTGTAGAAATGATGGATAGTAGGTGGGCAACACAGGTAGGCAAAAGAGCTGAAAGATTAAGAGATAGAGTACAAGCTTTATCTAATTGAAACCGTAAACCTCTTAATGATGAGAGAAACGAAGAAGCGGATCAATTAAACGACCATTTTATGCTACATAGAAGCATATGAGGCTTGACAAATTGGTCGGAATGGTATATTATTAGTTAACAATGAAGGTGAAATATAATGAAAAAAGAGTTTAAATTCGTAGACCTAGATAAGACGATACTTCCTAAAGCCAAAGGTAAAAATCAAGATG